ACTCAGTGGTTCCAACAAGCTCTGAAAGGTGCACTATATAATTATATAGAAAAGCACCCTATAACGGCTGGTCGAATATGTTTCACCGATCAGTCTGTAAATCAGAAGCTTGCACTGGTTTCATCAGTTACGCGTTCACATGCCACTATTGACATGGAAGACGCGTCTGACAGGGTGTCCCGGGATTTGGTTATGTCTCTATTTAGAGACTTACCCGATCTTCTCGAGATGCTTGACTCATGCTCTACGCGGTTTATTAAACTGCCTAGGGAGCTGTACAAGGGCCCGCCCATGTTGGTGCATAAGTATGCGCCTATGGGCTCAGGTCTTTGTTTTCCAGTCATGGCCATCGTCCATTTTGCATTAATACGGGCGATAACTACCATGGCCACATCTGTACAGAAGAAAGACTCCGAAGATATATATGTGTACGGTGATGACATTATTGTCCCCACCTCACTGATACCAGCAATTTACGACTGGTTGCCAATGTTTGGCATGAAGCTTAATTTTAACAAAAGCTTCTTCAGATCACATTTTCGTGAGTCTTGCGGTGTCCATGCCTATAAGGGCGTGGATATTACCCCGGTGTACTTCCAGTACACTTTAAAGTCCTCAACCACCAGGAAAGATACAACAACTCTTCTTTCCCTAGTTAGCAAGGAATCGGCCCTTTCGAAGAAGGGGTTTGAGGAAACAGCTAGCTACGTACGCAAGAATGCGACTGCAGCATACGGCATTATTCCGTATGTTGGCCATTCTTCTCCCGTGCTCGGATGGAAACGAGACGGGTTAACCGATTTGAAGCAAGTATTGTCATGCTCCAAACAGGTTAGGTACGTAAAGACCGGTGATCCCTATCAGTTAAGGAATCGGTCAGGTTACCAAGAGCGAGAATATCTCGTCCAGGTTGTGGTTCCATCAATTGATGAACTACCTCCTATGGATAGATGTGAAGGTTACTTGCGCAAGCTTGTAACTAATGCTCATGAAGCAACCAAGGTGGACGGCTCCTGTGAGGATCTACGGATCCGAACAAGGTGGATACCTGAGTCGGCACTCTGCGGACAGCACAACAAAATCGTTGTGGCTGTGGGCAGAGATGCAAGAGTAAGGTAGACCAAGG